AATTCTCTTTCCCACCTTATCAATAGATTTTCTCAAAGAACTGCCCGTCCTTAACCATGCAGCTTTTGAAATTGTACTAGGACTTTGAGGGACAAAATCTGCATAATTAGTATTAGGCATAATGGTAAAAGTAGAAAAGCCGCACATTACAGAGGCAATAAGCGCTTTAATTTTTGCCAATTTGTACACCTCCTTAATTATGTTGCACTTGTATATTGTACCACATTAGGAAAAACAACTCAATATAACTGTGCCCTTGTACACTTAATTTTAACATTTTTCGTTTTAAAAGTAAATTACCATAAGTAAATTTTACAAAGGGTCTGATTTTAATGTAAAAATCCCCCGGTGTTACCAGCACCGAGGGACCTGCAAGAACGTGTTACCAGCACGCTCAACGTCATCAACCCAAGCACTGCCAAGAGCTGATTACTTTTTTATTATATCAGCTCTGCTCGTAAAATGAAAGGAGCTGATTTTTTATGTCAACATTAAACGTAACAAAACGCGGCGATAAATGGCAGTACCGTTTCGAAGCTGCTTCCGTCGATGGCAAGCGTAAGCGTGTTTCCAAATCCGGCTTTAAAACGAAAAAGGAAGCCGTGGAAGCCGGAACCAGGGCGCTGGCAGAATACAACGAAAGCGGTCAGACTTTCAATCTTTCCAGCATTTCCGTTGCGGATTATCTGGACAGTTGGATTGATACTTACTGCAAAATGAACCTCAAATATAATACCCAGCTTGGCTATCTTTATACTATCGAAAATCACCTGAAGCCCAGCCTAGGAATGTACCGGTTAAAATCCCTCACCCCTTCCGCCGTTCAAGAATTCGTAAATGCTTTGAAGCTGCGTGGCCTTAGCAGGGCAAGCATCGTCGGTATATTCTCCACGCTCTCTGCAGCGCTGGATTATGCTATTGAGCCGTTGAAGTACATCCAGTATAATCCATGCAATAACGTAAGAATCCCCAAGGATACGGCAGCCAAGAAGGAAACCCGGTACATCATTACACCGGAGCAGTTTAAGCAGATTATAGAGCGCTTTCCGGAAGGCTCTAATTTTTATATTCCGCTTATGATCGGCTACTACACCGGCGTAAGAATTTCCGAATGCTTCGGCCTTACTTGGAATGATGTCGATTTTGATAATCAGACTATAAGTATCAGCAAAGCTTTGCTTAAGCGTAACTGTGGCGCAGATGTAAGGGAGGTCCTGAAGAAGAAGGGCAAGAAGGAAGAGAAAAGCGCCTGGTATTTCAACAGCACAAAAACTTTCAAGTCCAACCGCATCATCAATATCGGTGATACACTCTGTGATGCATTGAAAAAAGCTTATGACCGGCAAATGGCCAACAAAGCCTTCTATGACGAATACTACACAAAAATCTACAAAAAGCCGGAGCAGGACGAAAAAGGCGATACCATTTACCGGCTCATAGAACTTGAAGCCGGAGTGCCCTGCCCTCTTGAGTCCGTGGATATGATAAACGTAAGGGAGAACGGCCAGCTGCTGAGTATGGACAGCATGAAGTATTGCAGCCGTGCAATCCACTATGAGCTGAAGATAAATTTCAACTACCATTCACTGAGGCACACACATGCTACAACGCTTATTGAGAATGGTGCCAATATAAAGGACGTGCAGGAGCGTTTAGGACACTGCAACATAGAAACAACGCTTAATACATATACCCACAATACTGACTACCTGAGAAATCAATCAGTAGAAATCTTTGAAAAGGCGGTCCATAAATAAGCAAAAAAGGCGCCCAGACAGCAAATGATTGTTGTCTGAGCGCTTTGTTTTTTGCTATTAAATTGTGGCCATCTAAAATTTTCGGCCACACGAGGGCCACAAATTACAGTTT